CCATGGCATAACCACAATTTCAGAATTAAGCAATTCGATGTTGTTGTTTTCCGAAATGGATATCAAAGAAACGCACCAACCATAACAGTAAAATGCAAAGGTATTAATGCAACGGGAGGCCGCACGAATTGGGGAGCCGTTGAGGGTGAAAGGTACTTTGTGATTAGACTAGGAGAGATACTAAGCAGTAGTAACATAACACAATAAACATTAGAACAATGGGCATATTCGGATTTTTAGGCGATGTAGCCAGCGCAACCGTAAAGATGGCACTAACCCCGATAGCAGGGGTTAAGGATGCTATAAGCGTAACGATGGGCGAAGAGGCCACCGCAACAAAGGATTTATTCGAGTCGATTGGCGAAGATTTAGAGAGCGCTGGCGACGAAATACTACCATAATGCTAACCTATAAAGTTGTTAATGGCCGCAACGTGATAGAAAGCGGCTTTGTGGTAGTTGAGGGTGTGGAGCACTACGTAAAAGGCGGGTTTGTTGCTTGCGATTCGAGGCTTAACCGCCGCGCCTGGAACACCACCGCCAAGGTTACCACCTGCAACTACTGCAAGCGCTTTAAGATCGAAAGGCCCGTACAGTTGAAACTTTTTTAAAACAACGATTAATGAAAGCAATTGAAACCCGAAAAAGCGAGATCAGGAAAATAACCTCAGACCCTCGCGAAATGCTAGGAATGTTTTTAGCAAAACGAGTTGTAAGAGGTTGGAAGGAAGATTTTGTAGATGAGGACGATGGGAGAGTAGTAACAATTGACCGAAACGAGATTATTGTAGCAGCAGGTACGGTAATCGATCAGAACGTGCTAGCGCGAATACAGTTCCACATGCAGGCTGGCGACATCGAGAGCGTTGAGGTATCGAACCAGCGCCGCAAGGCCATTTACACCCGTACAGGGCTAAGCCCTTGGCTGGTTACTGCCTGCATAGGAGGTAAAAACAAAAAGCTGCTACTCCACGCCAACTCTATAGAAATGGCCGTTGAGGTGGCAAAGGACTACATAGAATTGAACTATACGCAGTATTTCTACTTCGTAGGGGCTAAGGATTTTGGCAATTGCATAATCATAAATCCCGAATTGCCAACTGACGAAGAGAAGGACCAGCAGCCCGAAATCGAAGATACAGACGAAAAGAAGTACTACAAGCTAGACATTAGCCTCTCATACGACGAAACAGGAGGCAGCTACACCTTCGTAGTGTACACCACCGATGTAGATAGCGCCAAGGAGATCGTTACAGAGTACCTATATAATATGGTATTGGAGGCACGGGCAAAGGAAAACAATACCGACGAGCCCGAAGATTTCAAAACTACCGTACAGGAGGCTAAGACGATTACATGTAACGTAATTATCGAAAAGGAGTTTTCACTTGCTTATGTTGAGGAGGTTGAGGCATGAGATACCTAGTTACCACACCCGACAACCAGCCATTTGTTACCGAGTGGTTCGACGCCGAAAATCACTACTGCGATGGTGTAGGCATGGTAGTTTACGACTTGTACAAGTGGCAATACACCACCGACGGCGTAACATGGCAGGAAATACAACAAGATCACTTATAAAAGGAGGCTTAACAATGAAACAGAAAATACTATTTAGAGCCCAAAGAGTTGATAATAGAGAATTAGTATGCGGCGATGTAATTCACGGGGTAGGTCCTAAGCATGGGAAAATGTTTATACTCCCCATATCACACATTTACCCTAAAGATTGCCACTCTTTAGATGGTTACGAAGTTATCCCCGAAACAGTAGAGCGCCTGGTACACGAAGAAAACGGCATCGAATACTTCACAGGCGATAAGCTGGCCGTTTACTCGGAGTACTACCCAACCTTCGAAGAGGCATTCGCCGACGGTGAAGCCTGCGTAAGTGAGATTGATGATAACGGATTAGTTATTCTCGAAAATGAAGAAGCGATCGAGCAAATTTCTATGCTAAGCTACTGCCACAAGTTCTACCACATTTCACAAGAAGAGTTCGAGAAATACTTACCAAAAGTTGAGGAGGTAGTAGAATGAGAAGATTCGCAAAGGTTGAAAAGATGCTTATCGCTACCGCCACCGATAGCCTTACTACCTACGACTGCAAGAAGCACGGGATTATACAGCTAGCGGGAAAGAGCGAAACTGCAGTTTGCCCTTGGTGTAAGCAGCCTTTAGAGGTGCTTGCGGGTGTTGAAGAGTTGCGGGTAAAGTTTAGGAAAGAGTTAAGACTTGACGAATAGTTATTAAACCAATGTTGAAACTAGTAAGGCTCTCCATTCGGGGAGCCTTTTTTGCTGTTGAGGCAACCCAAAAGCACGAAGCAAAACAGTTAAATAAATGTAAAGCCGTATAGCGGAGAAAGAAATATAATTAACAGTAGTTTTAATTGTGTGAATGGGTGATTTTGAGCGCGGAATGTAATAGCATACTTTTGATTAAAAGATATTTACAACATAAAAAACAATTGGAATGAACAATCAAGTATTAGTAGAAGCGAGGATGCTTAATGATATAGCAAATTATTTATCCCAGCAGCCATATCGAGAAGTTGCAGGGTTAATGATGGGAATAGGTAAAGCGCTTAATCCACCTCCTCAAATACAAGAAGAGACTGACCCGGGAGAGAACAAGAAGTAAAGGAATAAAAAAAGAGGCCATCCAATATTTATACAGAAAGTTAGTCTTTAGGCATACACTAGTAATACCGTAGTAATTTGAAAACACATACATTCTTTTGGAGTGCCGAAACTACATCGGCTATTAAAGAGTACCTATCTCTCGAAGCATCGGCCAAGAGGGATAGGCTCTTTGAGAAATCAATACTACCAGCAATAAACACAATCATTAGCATAGAGCTAAACCAGCTTAAGCTTGCCACCAGCGAAGATTTACGCCAAGACGCAACCATTAAGGCGCTAGAAGTCTTTAGCCTTATTACCGATTGGCAGTCGGCACAAGCCTTTGTTACAACGGCAATACGTCGCTACATACGTCAGTATGCAATGCGTAAGAACCCGCTAACCAAGTACAACGATCAAAGCAACGAAAGCGACTTGGTACTGGCAAGGATAGTGGACAATGAAGCCCCGCTGCTTGAGAGCAAGGAAGAGAAAGCCACCGCAAGGCAGCGCTTTATTTGCGACATACGCGAAAAGATTGAAGAACAAAAGGTATTGAATTCAACAAGAGTTGCAATACTATCTCTTCTTATAGATTATGCGGAGGCGAACGATTACGAGATGGCTGGCTTCATACCGTACTGCTCCGATACGTTAAAGCTATCGGTGTCTTATATCCGCTCGGTTTCATCCACCCTAGACATCAAGTGCAAGCCTTTGATGTAAACTCTATTCAAAAACGGGGAAGGGGTTTAAAAAAACGGCGAAGGTCGTTATATCCTCTACCCCAGTTGAACGTGAGAAATTTCTGAAATTTTCGTGACCCCATTTTTTTAAGACATGACAAAACCGAGAAGTTCAAAAAAACTGAATGCAAAAAGCATCGAGAAAGGCATACGAGAAAAGTTAGGGGAACTATCCGATAAGGACGAAATCGCGTTGCAAATGCTATCGCAGTGCATCGGGTACTACAACAAGTGCGTTGCTGACTTAGATAAAAGTGGACTAATAGTGAAATACTATAGATCGAATGGAACAGAGGCCACCAAGGAAAATATGCACATGAATATGATGCTGAGGCTACAGGCTCAAATAAGCAAGTACCTAACGGAATTCGGAATGACACCAAAAAGCCGCGAAAGGATAAAGCAACCCGAGCCGGATGAAAAGGACCCATTTCAAGAAATGGTTGATAAAGTAAGAAATGGTTGATGTACCTAGAAAAAATAGTAGACTATTGCGACGCTGTTAACTCGGGGGATTTAATCGCATGCCAAGCGGTTAAGGATGCGGTAAACAGATTTTTGAGCGATGTTGAGGATGAACGATACTATTTCGATGAAAAGGAGATAGCGAAATTCGTTGCATTCACTTCATCGCTTAAGCATTTTACGGGGGCTTTTGATGGTGTGCCATTCGAGTTGGAGCCATGGCAGCTATTTATTTTTGGGAACATTTACGGGCTAAAGGTTAAGGAAACTGGGAAGCGAAAATACCGATATGCCTTTATTTTCGTGAGCCGTAAGAACGGCAAAAGCGCCCTAATGGGTGCGGCCAATCTTTACCACTTGGTAGGGTTAGACAACGACCCGAGCATGAGGGCCGTTATTGCGGCCAACAGCCGCGAGCAAGCAAAGCTGCTACTCGATAGCTGCAAGGGGTTTGCCCGTTCCATTGACCCAAAGCAAAAGTACATTACGCAGTACTTTAACGCGCTTAAGTATAAGGACAACGAGCTTAAGATAGTAAGTTCGGATAGTAAGCGCCTCGATGGTCTAAACCTTTCAATATCTACACTTGACGAAATACACAGCTACCCGGATGATGCGCTATTCAACGTGCTCAAATCATCGCAGGGGTTCCGGGAAGAGCCGCTAATTATTTGCATTACCACGGCTGGCTTTAGTACCGATGGCTTTGCCATGAACCAGTACACCTACTGCAAGAACATACTAAGCGGCAAGCAAATTGACGAAACCCAATTTGCAATGATATTCGAACAGGAGAGCATCGAAGAGCTGGACGATCCTAGCACCTGGTACAAGTCTAACCCAAACTTAAACGTTACGGTTAAGGTAGAGTTTCTAGCCAACGAGCTTAACCGTGCTCGAAATAATCCATCGGAGTTGGTGGGTATTACGGTTAAGAACTTCAACATGTGGTCCTCTACCGAATCGACGCGCGAATTATGGATACCCGAGGAAAGCGTTATACCTGTTTTTGAGCCGCTGAATATTGAGGATTTCGCCGGGTGCGACTGCTGGGTAGGTGTGGACCTATCGCAAAACCGCGACTTAACCAGCGTTTCGTTTCTTTTCCGGCGTGAGAACGATGATAGAATGTACATGTTCAATAACATCTACCTGCCAGCCGATAGCGTAAACACCAAAAAAGATAAGGAAATGTATAAGCGTTGGGCAGCGGATGGGCAGCTAACGCTAACCGATGGAAACATAACTGACTACAACGTAGTGCTAGATGACATCCTTAAGGTGTCGGAAATGTGCAACATTGTGAATGTTGAAACGGACACTTGGAACGCCTCGCAATTTTTGATTAACGCGGATGAAGCCGGGCTACCTATCGAGGGCTTTGCACAAGGCATCGCCAACTTTAACAAGCCTACTAAGCACTTCGAGCGGCAAATCTACCTTAAGGAAGTTGTGATAGATGTCAAGTGTAAAGACATCCTTAAGTGGCAATTCCACAACGTTGAATTGAAGTACGACAACAAGGGGAACTGCAAGCCGGATAAGAGCAAGGCGCGGGAGCGTATCGATACAATCATTAGCATGATTATGGCAGTAGGTGGGTACATCATTAACCCATACGGGGGGCGTCACGAGGTTTATTAAAAAAATACGGGTAAACAATACTTATGGAAAAATACAGAAAAGCATGAGATTATTTAAGCGCTTTATGGGGTTGGAATCGGTTGACGGTATTTCGCGCAACCCGATTTTAGGCTACCTCAAATTTGGCACCTCTTCATCTTCGTACAGCAAAAGCAAGGCGCTTAAGATTAGCACGGTTTACCGGGCCATCAACATTATTTCCGACAGCATCGCCAAGCTCGAAATTTGCAACTATGATTTTGCAGGTGACTTTCGCTATAAGAAGTACGATGATTTGTACTACCTGCTAAACGTGCAGCCAAACGAGGTAATGGGAGGCTTTACCTTTAAAAAGGCTATCGTGGTTTACATGCTGCTTAAAGGAAACGCATACATCTATGTAGATAGGGATAATGACAACACCATTAACTCGCTAAAACTATTGAATCCTGACTTAATGGTTATTACCGTAAAGGATGATAAACTGGTTTACACCTACAACAAAACGCCAATAGATTCGGATGATATTATACACATTGCCAACTTCTCGGGGGATAACTTTGGGATAGTTGGCGAATCGGTGTTAGGCTTTGCCGCTAACTCGCTGGGGCTGGCTTACGATAGCGACAACCACGCCAGAAATTTCTTTAAGGGCGGCGCAAGCATGGCTGGGATTCTTCGCCCGAAAGATGGCGTTAATCTAAAGACGGGGGAGGCTACTAGGGCCAAGCAGCGCATGCAAGAATCGTTAAACCCCGACTTAGGGAATAACAGCGCCGGAATAGTAGTGCTCGACAGCGGGTTGGAATTTCAAACGGTAAGTATTTCACCCAAAGATAGCCAGCTGCTAGAAACCAGAACCTTTAACATTAGCGACATTGCCCGGTGGTTTGGGGTGCCGCTTGCAATGCTCTTTGCTGGCGATAACAAGTACAACACGCAAGAAGGGGCTATGCTCGACTTTTTAGCAAACTGCCTACAGCCAATCATAGAGCGAATTGAAAACGAGCTATTCAGAAAACTGTTTCTTCGCTCGGAATGGGATAAGGTAGATTTGCTTTTCGACACATCAAACCTTTACCGCCTAGATGCTACCAGCCAGGCAGACTACTATACCAAGTTGCACAATGTAGGGGCGTTAACCACCAACGATATACGGCAAAAGATTAACAACGTACCCATAACCGGGGGCAACCGTGCGTTTGTGCAGGTTAACCTACAGCCAATAGACAAGCTAGCAGCCGATAAAGAGGAACCGATTAAATAAGAAATATGACAAAGATTAAAAGGAGCTATACGACCGAGTTTAGAACCGAAGAGGGGAGTCGATACGTTGAGGGGTACGCGCTAAAGTTCGAAGAAGCGAGCAAGGACCTTGGGGGATTTGTTGAAATTATCTCGCGTGGTGCCCTAGATGGGGTGCTGGAAAATAGCGACGTGCTTTGTGTAGTCAATCACAACGATGTACCAGTGCCAATGGCTCGCTACCGTGGCGAGAACGTGCGAGGTGAAAGAACCAAGCCAAACACCTTGGAGCTGGTGGTAGATGAGGTGGGTTTGTGGTACCGCTTCGAAGTTCCGTCAGCTAATCAGGATTTGCTCGACGCAATGCTAAGGGGTGACATCGACGCTTCGTCGTTTGCCTTTACGGTAAAGAAAAGCGACGTTGAGGTAACCCGCAACGATGCCGGACAAATCGTTAAGCGTATTAACAAGTTTGCTAAGATATACGACGTTTCGCCAGTTTCGCGCCCTGCCTACGAGGCTACAGAGGTAGGGGTGCGAAGCGAGGATGAGGCAATTAAAGAATTCGAAAGCATGGAAACAGAACAGCAAAAAAGACAGGAAATCATCGACAACTTTAATAAGAGAAGTTGGGCGGTAACCAACACGGTCGACGGTCTTACCACGGGCAAAAGTTCGCGCGAAATAAAGAACGGCTTTATTGTAACTACCGAGGTTTGGGGATATGATAAGGAAGGAAAGTGGATTTGGGAATACTCGGAAGAGTACTTCGAAACAGACCCGCTAACTGGCGAAAGCGCTAGCGAAGATCAAGCCGCCAAAGCCGCCGAAATTGAGGCGTACTACAAGCAGATAGACGAGCAGCTGAAGGGCTTGCGAGCCTAAATAAAAAAAATAGGACTAACCAATACTTAAAGCATATATCCAAAAAAGTTATGACAAAACTCGAACTTATCGATAAAAGAAAACAGGCGCTTGCCTCAATAGATTCGATTGTTGAGGAAGGTAAAAAGGAAACGCGAAAGCTTACCAGGGAAGAGGAAAAGCAGGTAGCCGATCTGAAAGCAGAAATACGCTCTTACGACGAAGAACTAGAAAAAATCAACAACCCAAAACCAACAGACCCACAAAAAAGAAACGCCACAATGGGAAAAGAGGTATCAATTGTTAGGATAATTAACGACACCCTTAACGGGCGTTCGTACAGCGACGAAACGCTAGAAATCATAGAATGCGGTCGCCGCATGTTGGAAGATTCAGGACTTGAGGCAGCAGGAATAACGCTTCCTTTGTCGCTTCGTGCTGTTACTGCAACCGATGATCAAAGCGTAATAACAACCGAAACAGGGGGCATTATTGATGCTCTACGTGCTGCTCTTGTACTATCAGCAGCAGGTGCAAACGTTCTTACCGGATTAGTAGGTAACATTAAATTTCCGGTTTATAATGGGAATTCAGCATCATGGGAGGCCGAGAACACTAAAAAAGATGATGATTCAAACGGCTTTGATGACTTGGCTCTTACCCCTAAACGCCTAGTTGCAACAATTAAAGTGAGTAAGCAACTGCTTATGCAGAGCACTCCAGATGTAGAGTTATACCTACGTGGTTGCATTGTTAAAGCAATTGCAAACAAGTTAGAGGCTACTTGTTTAGGTGCTGCTGCTGGAACTACTACCATGCCAGCAGGTATGATTAAGACTCTTGGTGCAAACGCTACTGACACCACCGGATTAACTGTTAATGGTTCGGCTACTTTTGTGAAGGTCGTTAACCTAGAAACGGCTGTTGATGCGGCTAATGGCATTGCAAACCAGCCTGTATATATTACAAATTCGAAAGGGCGCGGTATCCTTAAAACAACTGCTGTTGCTGCAAATACTGCAAAGATGATTTGTGAGAATCGTGAGGTAAATGGATACAAGTTGCTTTGTACAAATAATGCACCATCTTTAGTAGCAAATGCAGAGCAAGCGCTGATCTTTGGAGACTTCTCGCAGCTTCTAGTAGGTCAATGGGGAGCAATGAACGTCGAAGTTGAGAATGCGCCTCGCGAGAATGCAATATACCTAACCATTAACTCGTTCTGGGATTATGGCATGGCACACAAAGAGGCTTTCGCCGTTGGTTCTATCAAGGCGTAATTTAAAGAATAGGCTTAACCCCAATACTAAAAGCCACCTCTGCACGGGGTGGCTTTTTTACTAATACGAAAAACTATGTACATAACACTCGACGAACTTAAGGCGCAACTAAACATTGAGGCTGGGTATAACGAAGAGGATGCCTACCTGGGGCTGTTAATTACAGCAGCCGAAAAGGCAACGGAAAACTACCTAAACGGCGAAACACCCGTACTGGATGCGACCAAGCCCGAGCCGGATATTAAGATGGCAATGCTGTTAATGTGCTGCCATTGGTACGAGAATCGATCAACCGTTTCGTTTGCTCAGGGCTACAAGGTGCCTTATGCGTTTGAGTTTTTACTGAATCCCTACAAAACATTCACTATAGCATGAGAACATCGGAGTTAAGAACACCTGTAGAGATTCAGCACAAGACGAAGGTTAAGGATGAATTTTCAACCACAAAAGAAGTATGGGCCAAGCTAACCAGCCTTAAGTGCAAGGTGGTAACAAACTCGGGGCGAATGACCGAGCAAAACGATGAGAAGTTTTACTCCAACAGCCTTATTATAGAGTGCTACTACCGACCCGTGGTTAAGGAGGGGATGCGAGCAATTTTAAGCGGTGTTACCTATAAGGTTGATGGCATTACCCCATACCCTTATAAGAACTACATGGAGGTAAGGCTCGAAAAAGTAAACCTATAAAAAGATGGAAAACATAGGAGTTAGCAGCACGGTTGGTAAGCTTGTAGGTGATGATAAGCTGCTTTACCTGTTATCGTCGCTTGGCGAAGAAATGGAGAGCAAGGCCATAATTAACGGGCTTAAGGAATCGGCAAAGCCAATGCTAAACGCTGCAAGGGCTGGCTACAAGGCTTGCACTGCATCTTCTGCTAATGCTAACAAGCTATTTAAGATAGGGAAGAGCCGCCAAGGAAAACCATTTGTGGCTCTTGTTGCAAGTGCAGGGATAGCCCGTTGGATGGATGAGGGAACCGTAGAGCGCTACACCAAGGGAACTGGCGACCCGCATTCTGCGACGAAAAGGAAATCGGAATACCGAAAAGGGTTTAACCGAACTCAATTTGTGAGCGCCTACCGGGGGAGCATTAACCCTACTCGATATTTCGACAATGCTGTTAGGAATAACGAGCAAAAGTTTTACGATTCGCTTTCGGAAAACCTAGTAAAAAGCATACAAAAAATAGTAGAAAAACATGCCAACTCTTAGTACAAAACTTGCCAAAACATACCCAGAAACGCCCAAAAAGCACCACCAAAAGAACGAGAATTTAATACACCAAACGGTGTACAACACCAAACGGTGGCGCGATTTGCGGCTAAACTATCTGGCAAATCATCCGATTTGCGAGTGCTGCAAAAAGGCCGGAAGGATAAGGGCAGCTACCGACGTTCACCACGTTAACGAAATATCGAACGCGACAACAAAGGAAGGTATGCAGCGACTCGGTTTTGATGAAAATAACCTAATGGCTATTTGTAAAGAGTGCCACTACCAAATACACAACGGACATGAAGAGCATCTATATTAGTAAGTACGTTAGCAGCAAACTCGAAACACTAGAGGGTGTTACGGTTGGTAACATGATTTTACCTGAAGATACCAAATTCCCTGCTGTAGTATTCGAGAAAACGCAGCACCCCATAGAGTACGATAAGGAAGGGGTAAACAGCAGGGTAGGCTACAACTTCGTAGTGCTTGCCGAAGAGTACAAGCAAGCGCTAGATATTAGCAGTAGCATAGTCGAAATTTTCCAAAACCTAAAGGGCGACATGGATGGCTTAAGCATTGACTATAGCCGCTTGCAGTCTATAGATGAAATGGTAGACGAAAAAGGGGTTTACCTTGTGAGGCTTGGCTGGCAGTTTCGATTTTCAGAATAAAAAAAAAGCCATAGCTCAATACTTATAAGTCAAGAATATATTCATTAAAAACAATGCGCTATGGTATTTGACGGCGAACTATTGATTTATTTGGACGAAGGTGCAACAAAAAAGCCGTTAGCTTACAATAAAACGGCAACGCTTTCGGTAAAGTTAGACACAAAAGACATCGTAACTAAAGAGGACGGCGAATGGTCCGAAAAATTAGCGGGGCGGCTTGGCTGGTCGATTAGTGGAGATGGGTCGTATTGTCTTGATTCTGGAACTAGCAACAAATCGGCAGACATGCTATTTGATAAGATTGTAGCTAGAACCCCTGTAGACATTATCTATGGAATCGACGGTACCACCGCTACGTATTCGGGGAAAGCATTCTTAACCACCTGGGAATTATCGTCGGGGGCTGGTGAGATACCCACCTATTCGACGTCGTTAGATGGTACGGGTAAGTTAACGAAAATTCCCAAACCTGTATAATTGTTCGTGTACTGTTTTTGTTTAAAAGGAGGCTTATGCCTCCTTTTTTCGTAGCTAGTAATAAAAAAAACGCCACCACTCAATACTTATAAGCATAACAAAAATACAGCAACATGGATAAGGTAACAATTAACGGGCAAGAACTAAACGTCAGGTTCGGGTTTCGCACATTTATGCTTTTCGAAGAGGTAACAGACGGGAAAACAATAAACAACATAAGAGGATTAAAGGATATGCTAACGCTGTACCATTGCGCTCTTATTGCCTCTAACGAAGATTACCACCAAACGTTTGATGAGTTTATTGATGCCGTTGAAAAGGAAGAAAACAACTTAGCCGTGCCCACTCTTACGGTTATTTACAACCGTTGCATTACGGTAAAAAAAAACAATCCACAGAGACAGCCAGCACAGAAAAAGAAAACACACGGGGCGAGAGTATAAGCATGCGCCGCTTGTATGCGATTGCGGTCGTTAAGTGTGGAATACCGCCCAAATACTTTTTAGACGAAATGAGCACATGCGAGCTAGAGGCGGTGCTCGAATACGCAAACGAAACAGAAAAGCAGAAGGTAGAATTGAGACGCTTAGGGTGGTACTACTCAATTCTGCCTTACGCTCAAAAGGGGGTAACTCCGCAAAAGCTCATACCGCTAAGCTGGGAGAAAGAGGAGCAACAAGCAGCAAGGCCGCTGCTAACACAAGAAGAGATAACCGAACGCGCCACCGCGCTACTTAACGCAATACCTGAATAATGGGTAAATCAGCAAATCTATACGTGCTTTTAGGGTTTGACCCTAAGAACTTTAACAGCGGCGTAAAGTCGGCAAAGGACAATGTTAAAGGGTTGAGTACTGACGTTAAATCTACCCTAAATGGCATAGACAACGCGGTTAAGGGGCTGGGGTCGTCAAACGCTCAATTTGAGCGCTTAGTTACCAATGCAAGCGATGCCGAACAGAACATAGGCACCATGAAGCGGCAGCTAAAAGAACTGTCGAAAATGGACTTCTCGAAGCTATCGGATGTTGAGATTGCCGGGGTAAAGAAGCGCATGGCCGAGTTAACCGACGGCATTGGCGACGCCCAAACCGCGATTAAGCAAATGTCGCTCGACCCATTTCAAAAAATGGCATCGAGCATTAAGACGGTTAGCACGTTGGCCGAGGGGGTAACGGGTACTATGTCGCTTTTTGGAGCTAACACCGACACGGTAAACCAGTACATGCAAAAGACGGTCGCGTTAATGGGTATTGCCAACGCGGCACAGGAAGCATCCGTATTTTTTAACGAAACGGCGCTCGGGTTAACAATTAAGCAAAGGGCGGCGCATTTGGCGAATATACCCGCAATTGCAGCGGTTAACGCAACCCTTGCAGCTAATCCTTATGCTGTTATTCTTACGGCTGTAATTGGTATAGGTACTGCAATTGCGCTTTGGGAGAATAACGCAATGAAAACGCAAATGCGTCTTGATGCAACCGCTCGAACAATGACGCTAATCGATAACATGCTAGGTGGCTTAACAAAGGCGCAAGCGTTAGAGGTGCAGCTGGCAGAGGCAAGGGGAGCGAGCGAAGAGCAAATATATCAGCTTAAGCGCAAGCATTTGATAGCTAATAGAGAACTGCAACAAATGCAGGTAGAGGCGACTAGAGACGCGCTAAAGCAAAAGAACTTAACAGCAGAGCAGTCTATAGAGTTGCAACGGCAAATGGTATCGCAAAAGCAAACAGTAGCGAATGCCAATACATCGCTAAAGATACTGGAAGCTACAAACAAAACGCGCAAAAATACAGAGAGTTTTAAGGCGCAACAAAAAGCACAAGAGGAAACAACCAAGGCTTTTCTCGAATCTGACAAAGGGAAAATAAAGGCAATAGAAATTGGCTACAGCAAAGAGTTGAAAGCCTTAAATAATCAGCTAAAATATAAGTATTTAAACGAGCAGCAGTATTCGGAAAAACTAACGGAGTTAAGGCAAAAGACAAATGAAGAGCTGTCTAAATTAGATGGGAAATCAAATTTGAGAATGACTTTTCAACCGCCAGAAATTGAAAGTGAGGATATTAATATCAAGCCTTTTGATCTTAGCAACTACCTTGAAAATGATACAAAAAAAGCCGACGAAATAATAGAGGGATTAAATAGTAGCATTCAAAAAATCGACGTTAGACCCTTCGACCTAGTAGGCATTGAGTTGAATGAGGTTAAAGGTGGATTAGAGGCCACATCACAGGCATTTGGCTCGCTGGGGGATGCAATAGGCGGTAATGCTGGCGATTGGCTTAGCTGGGGAGCGCAAACAATGAGCACGATAGCGCAGATGATACCACAGGTAGCCGCGCTGTTGGGTATTCAGCTAGCGCAAGGTGCAGCGGCACAAGCAAGCCTACCTTTCCCTTATAACCTCGCGGCGATGGCGGCGACGGCGGCGGGTGCTATTAGTATTATTACCTCGATACCGAAGTTTGCAAGCGGCGGTATTGTGCCAGGCACATCGTTTAGCGGCGATAAGGTGCCAGCGCTGGTTAACTCGGGCGAAATGATACTAAACAGCGGTCAGCAAGCCAATCTATTTAGGATGATAAATGGTGGTGGTGTAAATGGTAGCGGTTCGGTGAGTGGTGGCGAAGTTGAGTTTAAGATAAAAGGCGAAACGCTGGTAGGGGTACTTAAAAACACCTCGAATAGAAATTCAAAAATCAGGTAATATGCTAAAGCTGAAATATTACTATACGTTTAAGTCTATCAATAACACCGCATACAGGGTAGAAATATTGGAAAATACGGAGTTAGAAGTAGTGGCAATGGAAATAGCCAACGCTTCGGCTCCTTTTGTCGTGTCGTATCAGGATGTAGAAAGCAAGCTAGAAACGGTACTAGGGAGCGGGGCTAAGTTTGCAATAGTAGGTAAGAGCACCTTTGAGTACTTAGACTTATACACGGCAAACATACAGCAGTACCAGGTGCGGCTGCTGAAAAATGGCTCAATTATTTGGGCTGGCTGGCTCGATACGGAATACTACCAAGAAAACTTTTCGCTTAAAGAAAATATAGATATAGACCTCACGGCTGCCGATTTCAACGTGCTGGAAAGAATACAATACCTGCAAGCGGATGGCAAGCCTTACGAGGGGATAGTATCGTTTTTTGACGTGCTAAAAGAGGTTCTGGTAAAACTAGGGCTACCGCTTACGAATATCTACATAGGCAGCGCTACAACGGCAACAGGCGTAACATTGGCCGCCGCCGAAACGCTGCTGCACAAGGTTTACGCAATTAACCGCAACTACTACGATGAGGACTACAAGGCTCTCGATTGTAGGTCGGTTTTAGAGGGCATACTAAAGCCGTACTGCCTAACGGTAAAGCAGGTAAATAACGAGCTGTTTATTTACGACATCGAAACGCTGCTAGCGGATAATCCAACGTTTAAGCGCTACAACGCTACAACGTTTGCTTACGTAGATACGGTAATTGTAGCATGCAATCAGGGTGATTTAACCACAATAGGCTTAACATCGTCAGATAGCGTGTATGCTACAATAGGTAGCTATAACAGGCTAACGCTAAAGTACAACACCTTTAAGCAATGTGACTTAGGCGAAGCAAAAGTAGTTGCTGAAAACGTATCGGAGCTGGTTAATACCGAAACGGTGGCAGATGTTAGGAACGGTTTGGACTACTCGTTTAAAATAGACTACTACAATAAGGCAGCAGGGTTTAACATACAGAACATACCTGTAGACGAAAAGAAGTGGTACCACCCGGCGATTATCACGCCAACGGGCGAGATGATAAAGAACGAGGACAGCATAGCGGGTATTATGATGTACCCCAATACGCCCACCACCAACCAGCAGAAAACGCACCTTGAGCTAACGGCTAAGCTGCCCGTACTAATAAACGAGGGCAGCAGCTATGCACTAAAGATAAGTGCACAGCTATTTGTTGCCACTCAGAAAAATTTGTTTGCTGACAAAAATACGATTGACATATCGAGGACAAAGAAAATAGTACAGGTGCTTCTACCGTATAGGCTATACTTTATCGAGCGTGTGGAGTATCCATACCCGCTAGACCCTACATCTGCCTACTACCACTACAACTCGTATGATAACCTATCGCTGTTAAACGGTAGCGGCAAAGACAAATGGACCAAAACCACCAGCAACGACCAGCAGCTTAGTGTACGATCTATGCTACAGTTTTGCAGCTGGGGAGCGCAAGCGAGCATAGAAAATGCTTGGACAACGTGTAAGAACATCATGTACCCGTACATGTACAAGGGCGAATTTGCCAGCCCACCATTTACGGATTACTGCATACCGCTACCAGCGGGGAGCTACGGGGAACTAAAGTTTTGCCTTATACAAGGGCAACCAATAACAGTTCTTTCAGATGGCATGGTTTACGACGGAGTTGGGTCTGGCATAGACTACTTTAAGCTGCTAAACGATATAAAGCTGTCGATAGTAGATGTACAGACAGGGAAAGAAATAGAGCTATCGGACGTGGAGTATAACTCTTATATCAATAAGAATTATAAGAACGATGCCGACGCTATAGAGGTAATACAGGGTATTAATGCGGAAAAATTCCCAAACGAAAACGGTGCAATGCTTTTGAAAAACGAGGCAGCAGGCAGCTACTACTTTGCCAGCACGTTTACAAGGGCAGGGGCAACGGATACGACAGAGAAGCTACATCTACGAACATTTATTAGCAACTACAAGGTAAATACAAGCGCTTTAAGCTGCGAGGTAAATAGTACAATTAAGCCGCTAGGGTATGTTACCTATAGCAATCACTTACCGGGTAAGCCGCTAGGGGTTTACGGGTTTGAGGTTAACTACTCGGATGAGGTCGTAAAAATTTGCACGAAAGAAATACTTAAGGATAGTATAGGCATAAATACGATTACCTATGAACCAAACTAATACGCTAAATATATCACGGTTAATAGTTCCTGCAAATAAAAGGAATGGGCGAAATGGAGCTGCAACAAGCGGAGGGGTTACAACAGGAGGGGGGAATGGCTCATTTGTAGATATTTCACAACTTCTTAAGTTGGTTTCAGAAAGCGAGCAAACGGTAAACTCGGTAGTATCGTTTTTGAAGGAAATAACGGCTAAGACAATTATAGAGGATGGGGTTAAACTATGTGATAAGTATGTTAAGCATAATACAGCCGAAACATCGGGGCCTCAAACCATATACGGCGACCTCCGCATAATAGGTAAGATTTATTCTAGCGATGATATAGTAGCCTTTAGCGACGGCACGGGCGGCGGCGCAGCCCCTACCATCCCGCTTGCCACCTACACCACTACGGGCGTGGTAAAGGTAGACCCTACCACTATGACCGTGGATGCTAACGGAATGATAGCGGTAAAGGGGGATTTGTTTAACCTTTCGAACTACTACGATAAGAGCGCTAGCGATGCTCGGTTTGCGGCATTGGGGCACGTACATGCTTTTAGCGAGCTTACGGGCAAGCCAACGACAATTGCGGAGTATGGGATAACGGATGCGGTAAAGAATACAGGGGGAACGATTGCCGGTGATCTGACAATAACGGGTAACCTTTACCTACAACAGGATGGTAAGTACATTGTTACTGAGAAGGTGTACTCCGAGAACGACTTTATCACGCTAAGGTACAACAATCCTTCACTGCTTGCGGCTATGGCCTATACGGGATTCGAGGCGCAAAAGGTATTTGCTGACGGCTCGGCTGGCTACCTTGTATTTGGCAATGATGGCATGGCTAGAGTAGGTAAGATGGCAAGCTTGCAAATGATTGCAACGCGGGAAGATGCACCTATAGATGGGGCGATACAGTACTACAGCGCGGCGAATAAGAGGCTGGCTAGTGGGGTATTGGCTAGTGACTTGTGGCATAAGGGTAATTTGAATAAGGATTATTTAGTTTCAGGTAATAATGCATTCGCAAGTACAGTAACAT